CTAACGGTTTGCGAAGGGAATGTGCCTCGCGCGCTCCGGAGCAGCCCATGGGTAACGTGTGGGCGAAACTCTCTCCTGGAACCTAGTCGGTTGACATGGTGGTTCCCATTCTCACCTGTGCGGATCTCTTCCGTAAAAGACCGTGCCTTCTCGGCACTCACGTCTATAAAAGGAAACTAAAAGAGAACAAAAGAAAGAGATCAAATGATGGTACAATCAAAAGGTGTTAACGTTTGGCCAGTTAAGCTGTTCTGGCTACCTTTTGACAGCCCACAGGTCTTTTCCCTCGGGGTTATCTCGAGTTCTTTTCTGCATCAAAAACGGCAGCGTGTGTCACGAACTGGGTGCTTCGTGGTACTCGATAATCAAAAGCCCCCGGGGGGTCTCGACCTCGCGGATCGTAAAGAGAAAACAAAAGAAATCGGGTGTCAAAGACTGGCGCGCAATTCGAGGGTTGCGCGTTCCGCTGTGAAGCTCCTAGGAGTGGATCAGGGGCTTGAGAAGGAGGGCCGTTCATCGGCTTTACCTCGGCGTATTCCTTGCGGTCATCTTCGTTCCGCAATACGCTCTGTCTTCCCTGCCTCTGTCACCGTCACGCAGGAACTTAGTATTAAGACGGCTCAGAAACTCGAACTGAGTCCGTGCGAAAAATGCGAACTCGCGCACGAAGGATTACTAAGAAAATGGAAAGAAGAAAGGTTCAAACCGCAGGAAATCGATGCCGATCACATGATTCGATTTAAAAAGGCCTGCTCGTGCATCGTGGCGAGCGGATGGAACCTTCGGAAAAGCCCGTATATCCCGAACGGGCACGCGAGTGAGATGTTTACTCGCAGGGAGGGTGGGAACTGGAACTCTGAGGAGTTCAGTCCGAGCTGCCGTGAAGAGTTGGTTTACTCTTCCGGAAAGCCGAGGGTGGTTACGCTCTATTCAAGTTACAATGTGAGCGTCCTGACCCCCTTGCACAACTCCCTGTATCACTCGCTACGAAAGGAAGGGTGGCTTCTTGTCGGTAGCCCAACCGATGAGAAGGTACGATCATTGGGTCGGGGCGCTAGCGGTCCCTACGTGTCTGTGGATTATTCTGCAGCCACTGACAACATTAAAGCCGCTTACGTATCCACAATGATCGATGTCCTGCAAGAAAAGAGTGTGGGGTTGACTGCGGACGAAGTTCGGTGCCTTAG